TGGTAAGGCTGTCATTATTATTTAGTATAGAGAATGAAATGTATGCATATATAGGCTCAAAACGAGCCATTTTACAGAAATACTATATAATCCCAAAAGATCTCTGGAATTCTTCAACAAGCGTTGTCTTTAAGTTGCTAAATTTATTTAGCTCATCTGGCACAAAGTTATCTTGTGCTATAATCCGATGAAACCTAATTTCAGGGTTTTCCTTAATAACTGCTGCTGTTTGCTTTAGCCAATTCCCGTAATAAGTTGCAGTATCAGTTGTTTTTTTATAATTTTCTGATCCTGCATATATATTGTTTACTTTATTCCCTTGTAGCATTCCTTTATAATCAAACCCTAATATATAGATGTCTTCGTAACCATGTTGCGCTGCAAGCCATAATGCAGTTGGGCCACTACTCCATCCTTTACTAGGATTAAAAAAATTTAAATGTTCTATTCTTCTGTATGACTTGTTTGGGTTAGTCCATACATTAGGATTCTTATGTTGATACTTTTTATTATTAATTTCTAATACCATTTTAACATCTACTGCAACTAAGTAGTCTGGATCAAATTCTCTATATACTGCATTGCATGCATATACTTTACCAAATTGTTTTAAGTTATTAAGGTTAATACTATTTCTACTTACACCATTGCCTATTACAAATCCGTATTCTTTATTAGTATGCGGGCCAAGCACAATCTTAGTAGAAGGAGTAGATAACAATTTTTGTTTTCTACGTTCTTTTAATAATGTTTGTATTTCTGATTTAGTGTATTTAGACTTATCTAATTTTGTCATTACAGACCGCCATCTGCTCCTTGTGATGCTATTCCGTACATTTGTCTAACAAATTCAACTTCATTTGCTTTTTCTTTAGTATGTACTTCGGCAGCCTTTCGGGCACGATTAATTTGGCGAAGTGTAAGTCTAGTTTTTCGATTATCTGAGGCTTTTACAACTGAATCATCATATTGAGGATCATAAGATTGGTCCTCAGTTGGTTCCAATGTTTCTTTGTCGTAATAAAAAAGTTCTCGTAGTATCATATTGTTATTTATGCCTTAGATAGTTTGTTCACCACCTGGAGCACCGCCTCCAATTTCTTGTCCAGTCGTAGTCGTCGGTGCCTCACTAGCGCCGCCGTCAATTGGTGCTTCTTCTCCAGGAAGTTCATCTTCAATACCACCTAAGTCAGCGCCAAGGCCTGCACCGCTAATACCAGCAGTTCTCATTTCACCAGCAGCATCTGATGATTGTTGGCCTAAAGTTTCATCATTCTCTTCACGCCATAGTCTTTCATTTTCTGCAATCTCTTCTTTACTCATACCAAGGAATCTTTCAAGTGCAAATCTATTTGAAACATACGGTATGCCGCTCATTTGTGTGAATGTTGGTACACGAGCGTTATCAAGTTCTGACTGTCTGTATGCTGCAAAGTTTTGTGGTGCTTGGAATTCTAAGTCAAACATTGATGTATCAATGTTTACACCTTTCTCTAACAGGTACCGTTTAAAGTCTTGATTAAAGTCTTCAGCAATTAACCCTTGTAAACGTTCACAATAATTGTTAAAGCGCAACTCTTGAATATAAGCTGTGCCTACTCTGCCGTCTTGGAAACTCGAAGCACCATCATCTGCCCCAGTGGGTAAGTAGCTACTAGGGATTCGTAAACCACGTACGAGCTTATTAGTAAAATATCTAAGGTCATCAATCTCTCCAAGGTTAGTACCGCCTGGCAATGTTTCAACTTTTGATCCACGCCCTTCAGCAGTTTGTGGAAAGAAGTAATCTTCGTTGATTGACAGAGGATTATATGAACTGTCTACAACATTATTGCCACCCCCTGTTGACGATGGGATTCGTCTTTGGTGTATTTCCGTCTTAACACGCTCCACAAACTGCATAGCAAGGTGTGATGGCATGTTGCCCACATCAACATAGAATACTCTGCGCTCTGGAGCACGTTGTACACGATATATAATAATTGCGTCTTCTAATAATTCTTTTTGCTTGTATACTTTAAAGATAGTTTCAAGTAAACTATTACCAAATGGATAGTTTTGATCTAATCCTTCTGACAAGCTTAAATGTACAACATGTTCTGCATTAATTGCAACTTCGCCATCTTGTATGTTAAATCTAGATCCAGATTGCTGCGGAGCATTACCTACCATGCCTTTGCCACTGCCGGTAAAGTATCCTGTATTAGGATTACCGCCGCCGGTAATATTACCTGCTGTTTGGAATGGAGTAGTTGCTACCATTGAAGTAAAGTTTAAGTTTACATCTTTAATTACATATTGCTCAGGAACTTTGCCTTCGCTTTCATTAACAATAATACGTGTTAGTTTTGCAGGATCAACATGAAACCATTTTTTAGTTTCTGGATCTCTAATAAAAATTGCATCGCCGTACTTAAACACGTTGCGGAAAATTCTAAACATGCGTGTTTCAAATTTTTGTAATTTACAAAATTGCTTTAAGTATTGACCTAAGATTGTTATTTCACTGTTAGTAGCGTCTTTAAAAAAGTTAAATTTAAAGTTAGTACCGTTTTCGTCATTAGTTTGTGTACAAAATTCAGCAAGGATATCTAATGCAGCGTTAACTTCACTATCGTTATCCATTGTATTGTACTGACCGTAACGTTCAACTCTATTAGGCGAGCCTACATATACATCCGGTAAGTAGCTTGAATAGTTTGAACGTGCAGGCCCTGGACGTGATCCAGCTGATGCTCCGCTAATAGGTCCGTAACTTCCGTCTGGATTATCTCCAGTTTGTACTGGAGTGAAGTGTTTTTTCCAACTCATATTATACGCTCCTCAACATATCATTTGACATATTACCAATGCCTCTTCTAATTTTATCACTAGTATCAGCGTTTTGTGCAGATATTGTTACTAGTTTATCAACGCTTGGTACTAGTGTACTATTTAACGCTGATACTAATGAACTTTTTAGTTCAGTTCCAAGTTGTGTCATTGTGCTTTTTAATTCATTGCTATCTGCATTAGGTTGCATTTGGGCCATCTGTGTAGGCATTGTTCTTATTGTATTTAACATGCCGTCCAGCACTCCTGAGTTGTTCCTGGCTGTTTGTTGGCCAAACACTGTACTTGATGCTTCCATTGCACCTAAAGCAGAATTTCGCACAATAGCATGCATCTGTTCAGGAGTAACTACTGCTTCTAATCCGTGGAGTGCAGCAATTGTTTCTGATCCAAAGTTTTTAAATAACGAGCCTGTTTCGCCCATAGTCCCCGTATTGAGTGCTATGGGATCCATACCCAATTGCTCACGGATTATATTTATTGCTCCGCCAAATACATCTTTAATGCCGTCGGTAATACCCGCACCAAAATTTACTATGTTACCGTTTACAAATATATCTTTATTAGCTGTAATTGTTGTTTGTGCATTTTCTAAAGCTAGCTGCAATGCTAGCTGATTCGTATTACTTGGATCATTTGTATAATTTCGTCGCAGCTCGAATAAACTATTGGCTGATTCGTATAGTCTTTGAGCAGCTTCATCATCGCCATTAGCACTATATTGGAGTGCTAAACTATTAATTAAACCAGTTGTTGTTTTAACTTGCCGAGCAAGTTGGCCGCTTGGGCCGGAAAGATCTGTTAGCCCAGTTAATATATTTGTTCCGCCTATAGTAAAGGTATCGATTTGTTTTTTCAATTCATCAGCTATCAATCCAGGAGTGCCGCTCATCACGTTGGATAGTTTTGACATTGAAGCTTCAGCTATCTTAGTAATATTAGTAACTGCTGTCTCTTGTAATGTCTTTGCAGCATCTTGCAGTTGACGCACAGCTTCTTGTTGAGACTCTAATAGTTTGGCGCCATCGCTAGATGCTGCTAATTGGGCAGCAAGCTCATCTCGTATAAGTTGTTTACGGCTAGTAATCAACTCATCATCAACGGTGAGTAAGTTACCACTTGCAATAGCTTGCTGTGATGCTGTAAGACCTGAAGTTAAAATTTGACTTAATACTTCTTGAGATCCACGAGTAATATCTGTTACGCCACCCAGAGCTGCCATTCTTAGGATCTGTTGATTATTCTTTAAATCAGCAGCTATTGCTGATGCTTGTTGAAAATATTGGTCAGCTACTTCATCTTCACCGTTCCTAAGTGCATCTCTTGCACCTAGTAATGCGTTTCTAAGTTCAGGTGAAGCAGAATTTAATGCTAAGACGTTTGGATCGTCTGCGTTAATAAACCCACGTGTGATTAAATCAGTAGCCATATCGCTTACAATACCGCCAAACTGGCTCAATTCTGTCATGCCTTCTGTCAATGATACATTTGCTTCTTCACTAATCCCCTGACCAAATGCAAAGATATTACCTTTTCTTGATATGTCAGCCATTTCAGCAGCAAGTGCATCAGCTTGTTTTCCAGTTAAACGTGATAATGTATCTAATGTTTTTGCATATTCAGTAGCTCGTCTATTTCTCTGACCCTCTGTTCTACCTTCTTTTATATTTCGTATTGCATCTAAAGCATCACTTTCTGCAAACCTTTCAGCGATTGCCACTGAGCCCATACCTAATGAATTTAAATTCTTTCTTAACGGTTCAAACTCGCCGCCAAGTTCTTCAAAGTTAGTTTGCATTTTTAAGAAACTTACAGCACCGCGATTCATAGTGCCACCAAGACCTAGTAATGCA